AGTACCTGTTGCTATAGCTCCAAATATATTTCTGCTTCTACTTCTACTTCTACTTCTGTTTCTTCCGCTGGGTTTATTTGATCTACTTCTATTACTTTTAGGTTTTTTATTATTTCTTTTTTTATTATTTTTATTTTTTTTATTTTTTTTATTTTTTTGATTTCCACCATCTGTACCATCAGCACCATAAGGCATCATTCCTCCACTACCAGGACCACCCATACCCATTCCACCTCCCATAGGTACAACAAACATAGGATTAGCTGCTGAACCTCTTTCAAAGAAAGCATCATAAATAGTTTTACCTAATTTAAATGCTCCTAATGCACCTACTAATATTGCAATTTCTTTAGCATAATCAACAAATTTACTTACTACTGTAGCAACAGTTTTTGCAACTTGTTCTGCTTTGCCAATAAATTTTTCAATATTTTCTCCATTAGGTCCAAATATTTTATTAGCTAAAGGAATAAAAGCATCTTGGATTTTTCTTATTAACATTTTCCATTGATTTGCTCTTTTCTTTTCTGCATCAGCTGCTGCAATAGTACTTTTAACACCATCTTTTTTAAGTTTAGCCATTGCCTCTTCTTTTGTAAGACCTTCATCCATTAAATGACCTAATGCTTTTTGTACATCTACAGAATCTGCTCCAAATTCTTTAGATAATTCCATATTTTCAACAGTTTGAGCTACTTGTTCCATAGATAAACCTGTTGCTTTTGCAAATGCTTCTTGTGCTAATACATTTCCTTTTAATCCTTTATAATTTTCTTTAACTAATCTTTGTAATTCAGATGCTTGTGTTGCAGAGTCACCTGTTAATGCCGCGTATCTTAATTTTTCTAGGTTAAGATCTTTATTTAACATTAATTCAGCTTCAATTTCAGATGCTATAGAATCTTCAAAATCTAAAGTAGTTCTAGCAGCAGAATTAATATCATCTATTGTCATTCCCATTAATGATGCATAATAACCTGCTTGCATCATTTGTTCTTTAGATCCTTGGAAATTAAAACGAGCTGTTGCACTAGCATTAGCAATAGTTTTCATCATTTTACCCATAGAAACAGCATAACCTGTTTGTGCTTCTAATTGTCCTGTTGCCCCTGCTATTTCTTCTGATATTTCTGTAAAACTAACCCCAGTTTGAGCTGATAGTCTAAATAAATTACTTGCTTCTGTATTTGATAAACCAAAATAATCTGTTAGGATTTCCATCCCTCTATTAACTTCACTTAAACCTTTAGTAGCAATAAATCCTAATTCTTGGTTTAATCCTCCTATATTTTTAGTAATATCTTCACTTAATTGTCTTTGATTTTCTAACCCTCTCATTAAACCACCACCATAATGACCTTCAGTAGCTTTCATAGCGGCAGCATTTTGTTTAAATACCCTTGATTGAATATTATATAATGCTTTTAACCCACCAACTATACCTCCTATAATAACAACAGGATCTGTTAGTTTAGAAAATAAACCTTTCATTGCAGATGCAGCTCCTTTAGCTGCTACTCTCATCTTACCAAAGAATCCTACTGATTTTTTACCTCCATCAGTAAGTTTTTCAGCCATTTCTCTTGCATCACCCTTAGCATTTTCAAAAACATCTCCTAAATCAATTCCTAATTTTCTAGATAATCCATTTATACTTTTTAAAGCTAGGCCTGTCATCCCCATAGCTTTTTCTATTCTTTTTTCTGCGTCTAATCTTTCTTCAGCATATCCAAGGGCTTCTGCATATATGTCAAGGCCTTCTTTCATTTCGCCTAACATTTTCTCCTCGCTCTTTGATAATTTTTCTTGTGTGTTTAATTTTTGTTCTAATGCTCTTATAATATTTTGTCTAGCTACAAATTCTTTTCTTATTCCTGTTATATTTTGCTCAATTTGCTTTTTTTCCATTTTTTGGATACCAAGCATATCAAGTTTAAATTTTTCAGCAATTCCCTGAAGTCTTTTATAAGAATTTAATCCTTCTTTTACTAAATTATTTTGAGCTTGAAATTCTCTTTTGATGTCTTTTATTATATCACCAACACCCCCAAAAGTATCTTTTACTTCATCAGAAACATCTCTTAGATATTCAATTTCTTGACGAATTTTACGTACATCCTCTAATGTAAGTGATGTATCGTCTACTACTTTATAGGCTTGCTTCCCAAACTCCGCACGTAGAGCATTAACTTCCTGAAGAAGTTTTTTCATTTTAAGCAGTTCCCTTTCGTTTAAAGCCATCTATTCGATTTTGTTATAAATATCGAAAAATACTATTTTTTAGACGCTTTTTTAACGAAGTTAGGAACTGTGTAAGTTGAGGGTTTAGATTTAGGTTTAGATGATTTTGGTATTGGTTTTGAAGGATTACCTCTTTCAGCTTTTTTAAATATTTCTTTATACCTACTTATATCATCTGTTGATGTACCCTGATTTTTAGAATTTTGTTGTTTATGGAAGTCATTAATTTGATTAAATGTAAAGTTTCTTAACCATATAGGCATTTCATATATAGTATGCCAATCATATCCTCCATTACCATGAAAAACTATTTCATGTATTTGTCTAAATAAATTTACTCTGACTTTAGACGCCTGTTCCGGCGTCAGGGAAAAAAAAGTTTGATTTAATGGGAATTTCCCTTTCCTCAATTGCGCCATCGTATCCTTCCCAATCAAACATCATATCTACGTCAGGAGAGATTTTTTTAACATACTCTCGAAAGGCTCTAGCATCTCTGGCTAGAAAATAATTATCAACAAACTCTCGAATTGCTGAACGATCTGAATCTCCATTAACTGATAATAACATATGCTTTAATCTTGTAGACATTTCTGCACTTGCTCTTTTATTAATTTTAGTTAATCCTTTTAATTCAGCTTCAACTTTTTTCTCTGTGTGACCCGTCATAATTTGAAATGTAACAGGAGTATCAGTATGAGGTAATGTAAAAGTAAACTCATTTACACCATCTGTAATTAAATTCCAATCTATTTCTTTATGTTTTAATATAGATAAATCTACAGTTACATTTTCACCATAATATTCAAACTCATAATCTTTACCATATCCTAATACTCTAGCTGACATTAATAGTGCATTTTTATCACCCATAATTAAATCATCTACTGTAACTCCAGGTGTAATAATAAGAGCATCTAATAATTTATCAATTACTGTACCATTATTAATATAATTAGTGTTAGTAATAATGTCTTCTTCCTTGGCAGTCATGTATTTCATTTCTATTTTACCTAAAGCTAATGGGTGATCTTTAGGATATAATTTACCTTTAGATGGTAATTCAACTGTTTCTGTTGGGAATTTGTGTTTTGGGGCAGCAGGTTGTTGTGGTACTGCTTTTACTTCCGTTTTAGGAGTTGTAACTTTTTTATTTTCCATAAATCTTTATTAATTATAACAATTATTCTGTTTATACATATGTACGATATAAAAAAGCTTGACGAAAGCCAAGCTTAATTATAAAAAATTAAATAAAATATATTTTATGTCGGCAAATTATCTATATAACGACCATTTTCTGTTGGATAACCACCATCTAAATCTAATTGAGAAGGTGCTGGTTTTCCTAAAATTTCAGGAATACCATCCATTGAATAGGTATCATGTAATTTTGAATCTGCAAAATCTGGAATTGCTGGTGTTCCCCCATTTTCTACTGATAATGGTGTTCCATCGTTTTCTAGCATATTTTTTAGTGATGTAGTTCCTCCTGGCATATCTTTTAGTTTTTAATTATTAGAAGTTTAATACACAATAATCCATTCCAATTGTCATTTCGATGTTGATAGCTGTTGTATCTTCATCCCAATTGAAATCACCGAATGATGCATCCTTAATAAATGCTCCTTTAACAATCCACTCTGATACAATATCACCTACAGGTCCTAATACATCAATAGTTAGATCTTTTTTATAGAAATCAGAATAACCATCTCTACCTGTTACAGATTCGTGGTGTAATCTTGTCCACTCCATTACTGCTTGAGCTCCAGATGGGGTAATTGGATCAAATAAACTTAAAGTTAAGTCATTCCATCTTAATTTTCCTTTGATTTTTCTATAAACGTTGATATGATTTAAAACAATTTCATCTTGTGAGAATCCCATACCACTAACTCCTTTTATAATATATGCTGGTATACCATCCATATAAAGTATAAACCTGTTAGCTTGTTTTGGCTCAAAGGCTGTGAAAAATATTTCATTCGGGTTTAATACTGCCATTTTATTCTATTTTATTTATTTGTTATTTTTATTATTCATTTATAAATATTAACTCTTCTATTTTTTATGCCGGGAATGTTGCTCCTGTTGGTAAAATGTTGAAGTCAAGATAAATAAATTCAGCTGTTTTAGTTGGTTGTAAATAAACCGCACCAATTAATTGATTTCTATCGATTACATCTGGTGTGTTATTTGAATCATCCATTACTACCTTAAACGCATATAATCCTTGTCTTTGTTGTACACTTTCTAAATAAGGGTTAACTTGTGTTAAGAAATTATTTCTTGTTGCTGCTGTATTTTGTTCAAATACTAACGTATCAGCAATTTGTGAAATATAATTTTTAAGTGTGATTAACAATCTACGTACATTTACTCTATCTAATGCTGATGCTTTAGTTTGTAATGTTTTCTGACCAAATACTACTACTCCTGTTCCAGGGAATGTAGCAATTGGATTTACTTTTTGAGTATATAAAGTATCTCTATTAGTTTGAGTTAATTTTCTTTCAGCTTGTCTTACTGTTCCTAATCCACCTCTATTAATACCTGCTGGTGCAAACCATGGCTCTCCTGCTTTATCATTGTAAGCATAAACTCCTGGTATCATTGTTGAAGCTGGTACCCAACATAATTGTCTAGTATCAGGATCTGTAATCTGTAACCAAGGCCAATATGCTGCTGCATATGAAGTATCTAATGAAGCTGCTTGCTGTCCAATTTGTGTTACTGTTGAATTGTAATTAACTAAATCCATTACAATAATATTATCACCTCTACCTTCAGTATTAGAAATTAAAGTATTTAAAGGTGTTGCATGAGTAGCATTTTCATAAATTAATCCTGGTGTAGAAATTAAATTATATCTAAAATCATCTCTATTAGCTAATATATTAATAGGATCTGTATAATCATGTCCATCTAATCCTTGAGTATCTGTATTGTCTATAGTTTGGTAATACTGGTTCATTGTATTTGTTTTTACCATTGAACCTGAAGCTCCACCAAAAGCACCACTCATAGCTACAGGAATAGATGCTGTATATTTTGTTTTAGCATTTCCTGCATTATCTAAATAATCTGGTGTTTTTAGATTTACTGCTGAAACTCTAACATATTTTGAAGCATTAGGGAAAGATCCTGTTGTTTGTAAATATAAATCTGTTCCTGATCCTCTTTTTACTTGTTTTTGATCTCCAATTACTTTAGCAATGTAATTTGAAGCTTTAGGGTCTAGTGAAAGATTAGCAAATGTTTCTAATACTCTTTTTGATTTTAAAGTATCATCACCTCTTCTAATTACTAAACTAAATACACCAGAAGCTGTATCAGGGCTTGTTATTTCCCATCTTAAATTATCAGCAGATCCACTTAATAGAGTATTATTTGATCCAGTATTTGCAAGTCCCATTGCTTGTCCAAATGGTGTATATAATCCATTTGCACTATTGTTATAATCTCCTTCACCTAATGTTTCTAATGTAAATACATTTTGGGAAGCAGCTCCTGCTGCTCTTGAGTTAGAGATAAATGAACTAGTTGCAGCTGACATAGCTGTTGGAACTGCTCTTGATACAATTAAAGTTGAACCCCCATTTTGGAAGTAATTAAAAGCTGAAATTGATGTAAAGTAAGAGAATTCATCTGAACCACTAGTAAAAGCTCCTCCAAATTGTGCTAAATAGTCTGAATAACTAGTAACCATTTTTGGAACTTCTGCTGGACCTTTTACTGTTGGACCTATAATACAAGCCCCCGCTTGTATAGGACCTGTTGTAAGTTGGGACATATCATTCTCTCTTGCTAATACCCCTGGTGAGATTAAAGTTTCTGCCATTTTATTTTAGTTTTTATTTATTTTATTTTCTTATAAATATGTTAAGTTCTTTCAAAAATTATTTATACTGGTAAAAATTCTCCAGTTTCTAAAGAAATACTTCCTTGACCATATTTCTTTTCTAATTCGTTAGCTAAAACTTTCTCTTCATTTTGTATCTTTAGAAGAGATTCTTCTAATTCTTTTTTTCCTCTTTTTAAATTAATTAAGGAAATTTCTACTTCTCCTATTTTACTCGTAATATTGATGAAATCAGTTTTTAATTTTTTTAATGAACTAATTTCTTCTTGGGTTAAAACTTTTTTTTCTGACATAATTTTTATTTTATTTAATTTGCAATTATAAATATATATTTTTTATTTAAAAACATCCAAATTTTAAAGAGAAGGTGGATCTTGGAAACCTACAAAATTACCATGAGGTATATCTAATCTATTTGTTGTTTTATTCATATTTTCAATATTATCAACCATTTCTGGATTAAATTGAAGTTTTACTTTACTATGGTATTTTTTAATTGATGTTAAATCTTTCTGCAATACATTTGGTACAATATAACCATATAATTTTATACTAAAAGTACTTTTAGCTATTCTTTCTGAACCCTGTGGTAATTCTACATTTGTAGCATAAGAATCTATTCTAGCTCTAAATTTAAATTTTTCAGGATCACCCCAATAAGAATCACTTGCATAGTTAATAGCTTCTACTATTCCATTCATTTGTTCTATATAATACGTAGAAATAATAACATCATATGTTAATGTAACATAATCTGGTACTACTACTGCATACATATCTTTTGTTGGTCTTCTATTATTTAAAATATTAAATTTATCATAGACATTGTTTTTACTATAAGTTTTTGTAAAAACATTATAATTATTAGGATAATTTGCATCTAATTTTCTTGTTAAGTTCCTAATTTTTTCAATATTAGATCTTTTAACAACAATAAGAGGCATCATAATTTTTCCTTTTTTATCTCTATAGTAACCATCTTTTTGCATTTGTTTCCATCTTTCAGGATTACCATAAATTACAGGAACATTAATTCTATTACCATTTTGATTTACTGTTGGTTTAATTACATTATCAAAGTAGTAAAGTATTGAACTATCTATATCTTGTATCCCAATACTAAAGGGTTTTACATTATCTCCTTTAAATGATATTTGACTTGATCTATCTTTTAAATTTTGAAATGCATCATTAGGATTTCCTCTACTTACTCCTGTATCAGGATTAACGTATGGTTTTTGAAGACCAGTACTTATCTGTCTTTGTGTTTTTGGTTGTGGTGTTTTTCCTCTTTGTGCCATTATACTAATCTTTCTCTAGTTATACCTACTTTATCTGCTGGTACATAATGTGTTTTACATATAAATGATACATCGTATCCAAAGTTTGCTAAATCTGTTTCAATTGGATTAGGTGCGTTTGGATATTTTGGATCCTTACCTACAAATAATTGATTAGATACTATTGAATCTACTTCATAATATCCTTCTTCATATAAGATTACATCACCTACTTCTGGTACTACTTCTGCATCTACCATATCATCTCTTAAGAATTTAAAATTAACTCCCCAAGAAAAATCTGTACCTAAATCTGTTTCTGGGTAGTCTTGGTCATTTCTTTCTATTAAAACATTAAATAGAACAGGTCCCATATAATATTTTTCTTCAGCTGCTTCTCCGTAAATATTAACATTAGTTTCTTCTAATTTAAATTTATAAACAGCACACTGTTGAGTGATAATGTCTCCCATTAACTCTCTATTTATGCCTCTTATAAAGCTTACGTCTCTTGAAGATCCAAATAATGCCATAATATTAACCTATATAAATTGGATAAGGAACTGATGCCAGTTCTTTCATTCTACTTTCTGTTTCTGATGCTCTTCTTTCCATTAATTTATCTCTTGAAGTTTCATCAAAATAACTCCTTAATCTTTCTATTAATGCATTTTTTTCAGCTGTTGCCGCTGTTACTAATTCACTTTGATTAAGGGTTACACTATCCCCAGGAATTGGAACTGTTGAGTATTTTCCTCTAATATATCCTAACATTTCTTTACATAAAGCTAAAGTATATTCATAAATCCAACTTCTACCTATTGAATTAATTTCTAAATAAGTTGGATTACTATAAGGAACATTTGATACATTAGTTACATTTCCTGATCCTGTTGGAGAAGTTGAAATTGGATTATTTCTTTCTGATAATTTTATATATTGAAAAAATAATTTATGATCATTAATGGGAATAGGAAATATTCTTAATTTATTATTAATTAATTCAAAAGAATATTGTGATCGTCTTATAGTATCATTAAACTCAATTGATTGTATTTTTTGCATATCAAAACTAATAGGCATCATTAAATATCCACCTGCTCCTCCTTCTCCTCCATATCCCATAAATCCTGCAGCTGCTACTCCACCAAAACCAAAACCATCAAAAGGAGATAAATATCTTGCAGATGCCGGTACATTAGGTCCATAAAAAACTCTTTTAATTTCAATTGAATCTCCTGTTGCTAATGATGCTGATGCATCTGCCCATTCTTCTAAATTATAATCTTGTTGATTGACTTTTGTCATGATTGATCCTGTGTACCACGTTACATTTCCACCTGTTCCTCCTTCTTCACCATATTGTTCACTATATCTAACAATATTAGCAAAATTAGGAGTTATAATTTGATGATTTAAATTTGAACCTGTTGAAGAACCTTCTATTGATAAATAATTTTCTCTTACTTTATAAGCATATAATTCATTTCCATAAGTAGTTATTGCTTCTTCAAATGCTGTGTAAAAATTAACATTTTGTAATTCAACATCCATAATAGGGTAGCCTAATCTTCTAGCAACAAATTCAGTTACTTTATCTGCATCTTGTTGAAAATCTATATCATTATCATAAAACCCAAAAGGAGTATCTCCTGGGAAAAATGATGATGAGCCGGGATATATTGGGACTTTAGCCATAAATAATTATTTTGTTATAAATATGAAGAAAAAATGTTTAAATGCCCTTATTATAAAGATACTTTACCATTTAATATTTTTACGGCACCATTTGAAATTTTCATATAATCAGATGGTGTAGTTACTCGTAGCTCTAAATTAGTGTTATTAAATTGAGCGTTAAAATCCTCTAGACCAGTAGGTACAGTAGCATCATTTCCTTGATGGTATTCTACTAAATATACTTGAAGAGTATGACCTGAGTTTATATCACTTATACCATCTGCATTTAATGTAACTGAATGTATACCTGTTGAAATAGGTGTACCACCTACAAATGAATAAGGTGTTGGTGATGAAGGCCAATTAAGCATTCGATTTAACCCATTTGAAGAATTAAATGGAGTTGGACAATTTCCTTTAAATAAAATTGATTTTGGTAGGTTAGGAGCTGATGAAATACTAGTGCAATTTATTCTAAATTCTGCTGCGGTTGCATCTGATATGCCACTTGTATCAAATTGAAAAAGAATTTGAAAATATTCATATACACCTCCTAATGCAGCTAATGATCTAGATTGTATTTGAAATGTAGTTCCATCTAAAGCGAAAGTTTTAGCTGAAGTAAGAGCTCTCATTTGGGCCCATGTTCTACTAGCTCCTGTTCCAAAAAAAGCTATTCCATTTGTTCCTAAAACTGAAAGAGAGGTTTGTGCCATTTTTTATTTATAAATATTAACTTACTCCAATTACATCAACAATATTACTTGTTGCTACACCACTTACTTCAACAATGTTAGATGATGATACACCTATTACATCTTTACCATATCCAGGAAGTGTATATTCGAGTTGAGTAGATGTAGTACCTAATAATCCTACATCAAAAAAGCCATTTGAAGCTGGAATTGTATTAGTATAATCATTAGTATACTGAACAAAAGCCATTACTACAGTATTATTATCCCTCATATCTTCTTTTAATGTACTATTACCTGCAATTGAGAATGTAGTTCCTAAAGGTTCTGCTGAAACATCTACTGCTGGTGTATTTGAAGCAACATAATCTGTTACATTTCCAGCCATTGTATTACCAGCTGAATAACCTGTAATTGCATCAAAATCACCCGTTCCAGAACCATCTGCTGTTGCTTTTACTATAGATAAATTAGGAAGATCATTACGTTGTTGTGTTGTAAATTTAATATTTGCTGTGGATGGAAGTACAGATATAGCAGAAGTATTAAATTTTATATATAATCTTGATACTAAAAATGTTCCAGCACCTCTACCTGAGTCTTTTATTATTAATACAGAAAAAGGAGATCCTGTTCCAGCATTAAATACTTGACCTGTTGTAGCATCTCTAGCTGCAGACCAATTATTTGTATTGTTCAGTGCAGAATTTCTAAACATTGATGATGCGTTAATTGTAGGCATATTTAAAACTCTTTTTTAGGTAAATAATATATAGTTGAATTAAAATAATTATTAGATGGAGGTGAAACATTTATTTTTTCATATATTACTTCAGGTATATTATAATAATTATTTGTAGAAGGAATGTTATTCCACCATGTTACTTTAGTTCCTGATTT